TGAGCGCCCTGTAGATGACTTCACGGACATGGTCAAGGACATGAACGTGGAGCAGATGGGGTTCATCGACGGGGCGTACTTCGGGTTCGTCATCCACAAGTTCCAGTTGGCGAAGAGCGCCACCCTTGCGCTTGGCAAGGAGTCCACCGTCGATCTGGGCAGGCTCGCGCTCATCGGCCCACGCAACCTGACGAAGACCCGAGCCCAGACGGTGCTTGAGGCCATCGAGGCGGGCGATGCTGCCGCTGTTCGGGCAGCCGTCAACCAGTACGAGGATCTCGCGTTCAACCTTGTCGAGGGTGAACTCGATGACGAGGCGCTGATGAGGGCAGTGAAGTCGTACATCGATGGGGCGATGGATGACCTCACCGAGACCTTGGACACACGCGGTCCTGACCTTGTTGGTCTCACAAGCCCGGAAATGGCCGACTGGGCTGACGAGTTCGGCGGGATCGGGTACCAGATCGGGTTCGCGCCAGAGGAGGGCAATCTCTGGCGCCTGATCAAGAACCCGGAGACCGAGGAGATCGTCGGCGTCAACCCGTGGATCGACTGGGTGGACGAAGCGTCGGCTGCCTACCGACCTGATCGGTTCACGCGCATGCGCGAGGCCATGTTCCGGGGCATCCGTGGCGAGAAGATCCAGCGGCAGGCTCGCGATCGGTTCATCAGGATTGCGACGGAGTGGCCCGATGGAGCAGCCGTCTCGGTCAAGGACGCGGATGCCATCTTCCATGCCGTGATGAAGGCTGCGAATGCAGCGAACATCATGCCTCGTGGTCTGAGCCCTGCTGCCATGTGGGAGGCAGCCCGGAAGGTGAACCTGCCGGATGAAGTGCAGGCCCAGATCGGCCCTCGCCAGATCGTGGCTGCCATCACCCGAGCGTTTGAGGGCAACTTCGCTACGGTGGGAGCAACGCAGAAGGCGTCGGGCATCATCAAGACCGAGGCTTCGGTCTTCGGCAACACGGTCGGTCAGGTCGCCGAACACCTCTATCCGATGGCCCGGTTCACCATGAACCCCGTCTTCCAAGCGCAGGAGTTCGTGGAGCCGTTCATTCTCGCCACCATGCGTGGGATCAAGCCCGGTGTGAAGTTGAGCGAGTACGACCGGGACACGCTCTCCATCGTGAACAAGTTGCTGAAGAACGGGGTTCACCTGAAGTTCGATCAGGCTGAGTTCTCTGACGTGATGCTCTGGGGTGCCTCTGAGGCTCGCAGGACATTCGGTGTCGGGACGCGGATGGGCCGAGTCATGCGGGCTATCGTTCCCGATGTTGTCAGCCGCAAGGTCGGGTTCTCCGTCGCTGAGGCCAAGCAGGTGGCCTACGCGGGCCAGATCCGCAAGTTGATGGGCGACGAGTTGTACCTCGCCTTCAACCAGTTTGAGCCGGGGTACTGGGGCTCTCTGGAGCGCCATTACGGGACTGTCGATCGGGCTGAGATCGCCTTCCGCTGGTTGAGTGAGAAGGTCTCTGCGGCCACGATGGCTGGCAACGACGCCGCGATTGTCGCCCGGATCACCAAGCCCAACGATCTGGGCAAGGTGGCAGCCGTCGAGATCCCCTTCCTTCGTAGGCTGCTGGGCAAGAAGACGGTCGAGGAACTCTTCACCGGGGCGCGCAAGGGAGACCTCACGGAGGAGGAGGTCCGGGTTGCTCTGGAGAACATCGGCGCCTCCCCTGAGTACATCGCACGAACGTGGATGACGCTCACGGGCGTGACTCCGGCTGAGTTTGAGGCGGGCCTCAGGACTGCCTTCAAGATGACTCCCAAGGCTGCTGCGAACCTGATGCTCCTGATCGAGGGGAAGGCTGCCGCCTCTGGAGTAGACATCCGAGAGTGGATTGCCACCCGCTTCGTTGCTGCCCCCACGCTCGTTGACGCGGCTGGCCGTATTCCTCGTGGTGCCTTCTTCCAGTCTGCCGAGGAGTTGTTCGGCAGGAAGGGCATGCAACTGCTGCCGTACGACGATGCTCGGGTGGTCGATACCCGGACCCGGATGGAGAAGTACATCCCCAAGGGCGAGACGGTTGACTTTGAGAAGGGCGGGAAGGGCCGTGGGGCCAAGATCGCCTACGACCGGATCGCGCGTGGCGGTGCGGATGATCTTGCCCCGAAGGCCAAGCCCACGCAGTTGTTCGACAAGCACGGCCAGATCGAGGTCTCGGTCGGCAAGACCAGCATTCGTGACTGGATGAAGCAGGCCGTCACCGTGCTCGGCAGGAAGGGCGCGAGCGAGGCTGGGCGCTGGTATCAGGAGATGGCGACCACGTTCCTTGCCCTCACGGATGGCATGGGGGAGAGGGAACTTCGGGTCATCCTCGGCGACAAGTACGACGACATCCTGTCGAAGGAGCAGGCCATCCTGAAGGGTGGAACTCCTGAGAGCGGCGGTGCAGTACTGCCACCGGGTGGTGAGGTCAAGCCTGTTGCGTACACGGCTGATCAGGCCGTCAGGCAGGAGGCAGCCGCCAAGTTGCTGGTCTCGTGGGGTCTGTCCCAGTTGAACACCTCGCCGTCAGCGGGCTGGGGCAACCTGCTTCGGTTGGTTGACGACATCGGGTGGGGCCGTCGCCCGCCTGTTGCCGTTGGCTACACCAAGATCGATCCAGCGACCGGCGAGCGGCTCAAGAAGGGTCTGAAACTTTCCAAGGCAGTCACCGACGAGCGCAACGAGCGGATCACCCGGCTCATGGCCGCTGGTGACGAAGCCGCCGTTGCCAAGATGGTGGATAGCGGAGAGGCGTACTACAAAGGCTTCGGCCTGAACCACGACAACCTGAACCGGATCATGCGCGAGGGAGAGGCCGCTTCTCAGGTCAAGGTGGGCGAGAAGTTGTTCGACTTCCTCGACTCGATCCGAATGGCCGGGATGCGGAACTACAAGTCCCACCTCGGGGACAAGCGCATGCCTGCCGCCGGGGACATCTGGGCTGCTCGCGATGTCGGGTTCGTTGACCAGACGACTCTCATTCGGCTCGCCGCCAAGATGGGTCTCAGCGTCGAGGACGCCGCCAAGGAGATCGGTGTTCTCTCCCGCACGGATCCGCGAGTGATGGTCCCCAATGCGAAGGGCAAGCCCATCTTCAGCCAGACGCGGTACGACGCCGTGGCGAAGGAGACCGGGCTCCAGCCCTTGTTCGTCAACGTCAGCGACTCCATGTACGAGTACATCGTCCAGTACTACAACGATGCGGCGGAGTTGCTGAACCGAGAGGCGTTCGACGGGCGCACCAACTGGACGGCAGCCGACGCACAGGCGATCGGCTGGGTCAGGGCTCAGAAGTCCTTCGGCATCGCGTCCGACGACCCCAGCCACATTCAGGCGTTGAACTCGCGGCAGGTGGCCTACGAGATCAAGTCGGGGTCTGGCTCCCGGTACGAGACGATCTTCCCGCAGTGGGACGAACTCACCGAGGATGCACAGCGTGCGGTCATGGATGACTGGAACGGCTACCTAGTTCCCAAGATCGAAGAACTGACCGGCGTCCGGGTGATAAGCACCATCAAGGCAGCCGGGACGTGGCTGGAGCCGTCTGGCCGGTCCACCTTCACCAAGAATGCGACCTTGGAGTTGATGGGGACAGACGACCAGATCCAAGACGCGATCGAGGTCATCGCCTACCTGTCCCAGCAGAACGCTGTGTATGCCTCGCGGGCCTATCCGAGGGCCAATACGGCTGTCGCCAGCAGGGGCCAGTTCTGGGCCGTAGACTTCGTTCCAGAGGGTGTTCTGACGGACGACGAGATGGAGGAGATGCTCCATCTCGCGACCCAGAAGTCGGCTGACATCGCCGAAGGCGCCTCCATTGTCACGTTCGATGATGGACGCAAGGGCATCCGCACCATCTACTTCGGAAGCGCCTCCGTCAAGCGGAGCGACTTTGTGGCGGCATGGCCCGATGACAAGTTTGATGACTTCATCGATGCCTCTGTCGAGACCTACGGCAAGGTCAAGGCCCATCGCCGTGTGGTCTCTTCTCTCCAGACATCGGACAACTGGCTGAACGAGGACAACGGGAATGCCATCCTACAATCCCTTCGATCACGAGGACGACGCACCCTCGCAGACTCACTGGAACGTGAGCACGCCTTCGACGCGACGGCAGCCCTTGAAGACATCTACCTCCGTCGAGCCCCAGACGCAACCAGTCAGCACCGAGCCGTCCTTGACGCTGCCCGAGCAGACGCTGGAGACACCCTCTACCAGTTTGCCGACACCACCGTCAACGACAGCGCCCGTTACAGAGCCGCCGACGCAGCAGCCAGAGATGCCACTGCCGCCCTCGACGCAGAACGAGCCCATTCCGTAGAGCGGGCAACTGGCTCAACGCTGGATGAAGTCCGGTCTTCGATGGGGATTGTCCCAGAGCGGTGGGACCAAGCCCCCAAGCCCACTCAGACGGGGCTGTACGACAACACCGTACCGGATGGTCTCCGTTCCCCCGTGCGTCATATGGTTGCTGATCGCAACAGTCTCACGACTGTCGAGGTTGCCCAGAACGATTTCGGTAACTTCGTTCCCATCCCCGGTACTGAGAAGCCGATTGAGTATGTCTATCGCGCTGTGAGCGAAGATGAGTGGCAGGGCATTCTCAAGAACGGGTACATGAAGTCCGATGGCAGGGCCAACCTTACTGGTGACGAAGGAACAGTCGCCAAGGCCGGGGATCCGTCGTGGTATCTCCATCGTGGAGATGATACTGAAGGCCGGATCATCAGGATCAAGGTTGCTTCAGGGGATGGGTGGAAGCGCAATCCGCATGACTCGTATCTGAAGACGGGCAATCAGGTTCCTTCAGATCGCATCGATATGGTCAGTCCTCCTATTGTCAAGACGGACGCTGGGGTCAGTATTGGTGAGGAGTTGCAGTCACCGCTGCATTCCAAGGCGATGACTGCTCTGGCTGAACGCGCGCGCGTGCGCGTGAGCGGGGTCGAGGATGTCCTCTACCAGATGGACTCGACGGTTGATGATGCCTTCGGCGGTATCCCGACCTACGTTCACGGAGAGGCTCCTGACTTTGCTCTGGCCGAGATCAAGACTGACCTCGGTGGGTACAGGGTTCCGTTCAGCGAGCCGATCACAATCGATGACGAGATCGTCGCAGGGGTAGAGCGGTTCTACGACAGGGGGATCAAGTCGTGGACGATCCACTATGTCGATGAGGCAGGCAATCAGGTCGGGGACTCGGTCAGTGTGTACAGCAAGGCTGAGTCGGTAATCGAGTCCCAGCGGATGATCAATGCTGCCGCCCGTCAGGGCGTCCCCGAGCCTCCGATGAGGTCTGTCGATCCGAACGGGAATATGGTGGACCGGGGTCCGTTCTACGACTCTGAGGGCAATGTCGTTGACGACATCTATGCAGAGGACCGGATCCTGTACGACCGTGAGGGCAACGCCATCGCGGATGTCTACACGGCTGAGACCTACGTTCACGGGTACGGTGACACCCGGTACTACCCGCAGCAGGCGACTCGCCGTGTGATGAAGGGTCGTTACCCTGAGTTGCGTCATGGGGAGGCTCCGACTGGGGTCAAGCCCAACAAGCAGATCCAGTCTTCCAAGGAGATCACTCCCGACGAGGAGCGTTGGTATCACGAGTACGGGAAGCCGGGGGCAGACCTCTGCGACAGCATCGGCTTCTCCTCGTGGGTGGGCGAGTTCACCGGGTGTCAGGGGCCGAGGGGTCACGCTGGTTCGCACTTCTGGCATCACGGCCCCGGCGGTAGGGTGAAGATCGAGCGGTGGGACGAAAGCGCCACCTACGACCAGTACGTCCAGTTCATGTCCGATCAGGGGATCAAGTTGCAGCGGGGCACGGGGACCACTCCGCGAACCGTCCGTGGGGCTGCCGCGTTCGCTGCTGACGGGCGGGCCACCCTGTTCGGGACCAAGCACGCCAACCGGACCACGGCCCTGCACGAACTGGCCCACGTCTTTGAGCGCGACCTTGAGCCCTCGATGCGAGCCATCGTGATCGGGGAGATGAAGAAGGTCGCCCCTGCCTCGGGAGATGCGTGGACCCGTGAGACCTCCGAGTGGTTCGCAGACGGGTTCAACACCTACCTCGCCACCCGGAAGGCGCCCACGCCTGCCCTCGCAACGGCCTTTGAGTTCTTCGCCAAGTGGCTGAAGACCGTTCTGAAGGTCGGCAAGGGTGTGCCCAAGGGTGTGTCCGACGAGATGGCGTCCCTCTACGATGACCTGCTGAAGGCTCCAGTTGAACAGGCCGTCCCGTACGATCTGGAGCAGGAGACGATGCTCACGGCTGCCGTCGAGTCTCTGCGCCGGGTCGAAGACGAGGCGTACCAGACCCAGTACTTCAAGCGGAGCCGTTCATGGACAGAAAGATCCGCCAACCACCCCTATCTTGGGTACTACCCGGCAAGTTACTACTGGGGGAAGATCCTCCCCGAGATGGTGAGGTTCCTGACCCTGACTCCGTTCGGGATCAAAGCACCGATGGCGGGGTGGGTGGCAGCGAACAAGGTCTGGGAGTCGATCGTGACCCAGAAGGAGACCGACCCTGAGATGCGGAAGTTCATGGCCGACAACGAGAAGGCGTTCCGCTCGTGGGGCATGTTCATCCCGGCCACCCCGTTCGATATCCCGGTCAATGCGGCCCTGCCTTACCGCCGTCTCGCACAGGCCGACGTGGAGAACAGGGCGAGGATCGAGGCAGGCAAGGAGCCGCTCGACATCAACACCGGGAAGATCCTGAAGGACACGTTCATGTACGCCTTCGGACCAGCCCAGTCGATCCAGACGCTCGGCCAGATGTTCGGCTACATCCAAGGCACAGGCGAGTCGATGCTGGCTGGGCCTGCAGATCAACTGAACGACGTGTTCACCGGTATGGTGGAGTGATACTGTTCGTGTCACGAGCCCGTTGGGCTCACGCACCAAGGAGAGACTGAACGTGACAGAGATCGCAGGTGCGACCTCCACCAGCGGGGAAGATCCGGCAGCCGCGCCCGCAGGCGCCGCTCCGATTGCTCCCGTCACGGTCGAGGAAGCCGAAGCCATCTGGCAGAAGCGTGTCAGCAACAGGGACAAGGCCCACAACGCCGAAGTCGCAGAACTTCGACGGCAGTTGGTGGCCCTCCAGACCGGAGCGCCCCCAGAGTCGGCCACAGCCCCGACCGCAGAACAGGTGCGGATCAAGGAACTGGAGACCCAGATCGCAGTGGAGAAGCGCAAGGTGCGTTTCCCCCACGCTGCAGAGGATCTCGGAGACGACATCGCCACGGTGGACGAGGCTCGCCTCGCCCGTCTGGAGGCCCGTCTCGCAGCCGAAGAGGCTGCTCCTGCTCCGCGCATGGACCCGAATGCAGCGAGCCGAGTGGCACCGGGTGCCGGGAAGCCGCTGTCTGAGATGAGCAAGGAAGAACTTCTCGCTCAGTTGAAGGGCTTGTCCCCGCAGTACGAGGAGTACCTTCGCTCCCTACGTTGAGCACGAAGGACTAACAGATGGCAACGACTCTTGGTGGCGTCAGTGCTCTTGGCGAGCAGCCGATCATCGGTTCGCTCGCAGGCACTACGCTCGCTGGCAACGTCAGCAACGGTACCGTCTGGACGGATCTGAACGCAGCGTTCAACTCCGTCGTGACGGCGCTGGTCAAGAAGGAAGTCACGGACATCCTCCGCAAGAAGGCCGTGATCCTTCAGGAGTCTTCGTACATCAGTGCGAGGAACGTCAACGGCACGAACAAGTTCGTGTACACGGCGTACGCCGACCTCGGCGCTGCCGAGGAACTGGCCGAGGCCGTTCCGCCCATCACCGTCCCGCTGGCCTTCGACACGATGGACTTCACCGGGGCGCAGCGGGGCAAGATCGTCGCGATCTCCGACCTCGCTGAGATGTTCAACCCCCACGAGCAGTACGGCATCGCTGCCGAGAAGATCGCGTGGAACATGGTTGACACGATGGAACTCCTCGCTGCGAGCGTCAGTCAGGCCGGTGGCCTGACCGATGCCACGGCGCAGGCGACCGTCGCGGAGAACATCATCGCCAACGTCCTGATCATGAAGAACGCGGAGATCCCGACGTTCAATGACGGGTTCTACCACTGCCTGATCAGCCCGACCGACGCGGCGGCTGTCATGCGTGACACCGGAGCCCTCGGCTGGATGGAGTCCCTGAAGTACTCCGACCGCATGCCTCTCCTCAACGGGGAGATCGGGCGGTTCCGGGGCGTCCGGTTCATCGAGACCACTCGTGTCGCTGACACGAAGGCCACGATGTTCGGCCCCGAGTACTTCGCTTGGGGCGACTACCAGACGGCGCAGATCTACCGGGTCGCCCCCGGTGGCGATCACGCCGACCCGCTGGCCCAGCGTGGGCTCGTGGGCTGGAAGGGGATGTTCGGCGCCGAGACGATCGCGTTCGCCGGTTCGACCATCACCACCCCGGCCACCAACCCGGATCAGATCCGGTACATCGTCGCTGACCTGACGACTGTCGCGTAGGTCGTCGGCGTAGAATGAGGGCCGTGAGCGCAGGTTCACGGCCCTCGTTTCATGCTAGGCCCGGTTGGAGGAGCCTCGGATCGGGCTTAGCACCACAGAGGAGAGACGGTGCCCTACACAGACACTCCTCCGACGCTCGCCACCATGCGGACGGCGCTCGCCGAAGATCTCCGTGACTCCCTCAACCGGACCTTCACCGAGTCCGATCTGACCCGTCTTCTCAACGACGGTCAGGTCGAGATCAACAGGGTGTACCCGATCCACGCCACCGATGAGATCACGGTGTCGGCGCCCACCTATTCCTACGCCACCCGCTTCACCAGCATCTACCGGGTTGAACTCTGGGAGACCTCGGGGATGCTGACCGTGGTCCCGTTCGGAGAGGGCTGGTCGTCATGGGACGGCTGGGATCTTCAGGGCATGAACCTTGTTCTGCCTGCCCCCTTCTGCACGACCGAGTTCATCGCCCTGCACCCCGGCCTCAAGATCAGGGTCTCCGGTTACGGACGACGCCAGAAGTTGGACCCAACTACTCCCAATCAGGTGTCTGAACTCGACACCGAGGCCGAACTGGGTGTGCGCTGGTTCGCCGCCTACCGTGGTTTCATGGCCCTGATGTCCGATCGCTCGCTCTACACCCAGTGGCAGGGGGCGTCGAACAACTCGGATGTGAGCATGCCGATGCTCCTCAACCTCGTGTCCACAGCCTCCCAGCAGTGGGAGCGGCACAAGGCCAGCCTCCGTACCCTGCGTAGGCAGCCGCCCGGAAACGTCGCGCAAGTCTGATGGCTGACCTGACGCTTGCCGTCACCTATCGGGGGATCGATCTCAATGCGACCTCGCTGGTACACGGCGAGATCGTCGGGGGCGTGGTCGATGTGTTCGACTACAGCGAAGTCGATGTTCGTCAGTTCACTGAGCCGTACGCTCTCGCTGATGGGCTGGATGTTGGCGGGGTCTGGCTCGGTGGTCGGCGCATTCGGATGGCCGGTACGGTCTACGACCTGACTAGGGCTCTCGTGGGGGCAAGGCTCGACATGTTGGAGTCACTCTTTTCCCCAACCGCAGCCTTCATCGCTGACCCGTCGAGTTTCGGGTTCGCCCCACTGACGTTCACGTCACTGTCGGGGTCAGTCAGAACCATCTACGCGAGGCCGGATGGGCTTCGTGTGACGTACAACCGTGACCAGTTCGGCGGCAGGTACAACGACCCGCTGGCTGTTCCGTGGGCCGTGACTATGCTGGCGAAGAACCCAGCGATCACATGAGTCCCGTCGTTGATCCGAGCGCCGAGTGGCGGATCTTGATCAAGGGGATGGGCGGGCCGACCGGTGAGGTCACCCCGTGGACCGTTCAGATCAACACTGCCACCAACCGGTACTCGCGAACGACGACGGGCATCATTTCCGACACGCCGATGCCACGGCTGAAGATCCAGCCCGGTGGTCCCTACCTGATCGCCCCGATCACCGTTCCCTACGATCCCGTGCACGGGACCGGTGGTTCGTTCTGGCGGATGATCGACGGGCCGTATCCCGGTTGGCTGCTGTCGAAGTGGACGAACACCCTGTCGGATGACTTCGGCCCTTACGGCAACATCACGGTCAGTCAGGCTGTTGCGTACGACCGTGGCCCCGGAGATCTGCTGGCGACGATCTATCGTCCTGCTGCTCATCTCGCAGGCGCGAGCCTGAACTACAACGCCCCCGGCGAGATGCACTTCACCATGCTGGTGGACGATCCGCTGGTCCGTGTCCCGAAACCCAAGCGGACCCACTACGCCATCGAGTTCTGGACTGGCAGCGCGTGGGAGGAAGTCTTCGCGGGCTGGATCTGGGACATGGATGCGACTGACACCGAGGTCGTTTACTACGGGATCGACTACCTCGCTGCCTTCAGATATGTTGTGGACGAACGGTTTGACGCCACTGCTCCAGAAGACCCCGAGCCAGAAGGATCGTTCTACAAGGGGAGGAGCACCAAGTACATCTGCCAGAGACTCCTCCAGTACGCCATTGACGCCACGGACTCGTTGGTCGGGTTCATCGATGTGGGCGACATCGCCGGGGAGTTGGAACTGGCTCCCGTCTTCTCGTTCTACTCCACCTTCGGGAACATCCTCGACACGGTTGTCGGGCTGATCGACTCCTATCGGGCGGGCACCGGGATTATGACCCGGCTGAAGGTCATCAAGGTCGGTCAGACGTACAAGGTCACGATCGTGAACAATCCGGGGCAGGCCAGAGATGACCTGATGCTGGACTACACGCCGGGTGGGCTCGTTCAGGGCTACCACGTCATCCCGTTTGGGGAGTCGTGGGCCTCGCGCGTGAACGTCGTCAGCCGGAACAAGTTCGGCATCAAGGTCAACTACGAGACCGTGGTCGGCGCCGCCATCCAGTCCGAGTGGGGTCGGGTGACGATGGGGGTGAACTACATCGACACCGAGGATCTTGAGGATCTGAAGCGTCGAGGGGCTCAGATGGCGGTTGATGCCTCGGCGATGGGCAAGCAGATCTCGGTCGGGTTGAGGACAGGGTCGTACCGTCCGCTGGAGGAGTTCGACCTCTGCGACTGGGTGCCCGTCAACATCGTTCACGGTGGGGTCAACACTCAGGACTGGGACAGCCATGTCTGGGGGGCCGAGGGCGAAGTGCCGGATCAGGTGTGGACCGGCTACTGGATGATCACGGGCGTCACTTGGGAGTCCTTCGATGACGGGCATTGGGTGACTGGCCTGTCGCTGTTCCCCAAGAACGGCATCCCGTACACCCCGGCGATGGCTGAGCCCGACTACCACAACCACCTCACCCGTGGTGGTGACAACTGGATTTGCTACGAGATCGTCGGGGCGGAGTACACCCCACAGACTGCGAAGGACACCGGAGACATGACCTACGCCGGGGGCGGGGCGGTCATCTTTCCGTCTGTCTCGGGGATCGATACGGCGAAGGAAGTCCTCATCATCACTGCTGCTGGGATCAACCAGAGGGGCACTCCGCTTGCTCCCACATCGGGTTGGACGAAGGACTGCCAGTTGGAGGGGGCTGACGGCGGGATGATGCTGCATGCCCAGCACCGGTTCTATTCTGCCGGGACGGCTGGTCCGATTGCTCCTGCTCTCGCCTCGTCTGCGTCTTGGGGCGGGGCGATCGTTGCCTACCAGCCACGAGCAGGGCAGACGCTCGCCATCAGGCAGATCTTTACCCGGTCTGGTGGCGTGGCGTGGCCCGGTCCCACGGGCTTCGACTTCCCGTTGGCCCCACTCCTCGGCAGCACGCTGGTCGCCTTCGGCAACAACGGCGAGTGGTTCATCCCCGGCAGTTGGGATCCGGCTCACGCGTTGACGAACGGCTTCAACCCCTATGTCGGTGACGGCATCATCAACGTCCGACAGGGTGGCTACTTCGGCAACTTCGGCCAGTACATCCAGTTCCAGTGGATGAAGCGCATCCCGTACTACGAGGAGGGGATCGTCCCCGTGCAGCCGCCCAACTACCTCCCAGTGATGGAGACTGGTATTGGCCCGCCTCCTGCCACGACAGATCCGAGTTCGGTTCAGTACACCGATACGGCGACGGGCATTGTCTACGACTACATCAACGGGGTCTGGGTGCCCCAGCCGGGGACCGGCTACGCGGCGAGTGGGCTGTACGACTTCACGTTCGCGGCGTCCACCCAGTGGGTGATCAACCACACGCTGGGCAGTTACCCGCGCGTGACTCTCCGCGACACCACCGGTGCGGTGATTGTGGCGGCAATCGTCTACAACTCAACCACCCAGATCACCATCTCCTTCTCGTCTGCGGTCGCCGGAAGCGCCCATCTAGGATGATCTGATGCCTGATCCGATCAAGACTTACACCTCACTCGACCTTCAATACGCGAACAGGATCATCAATCTCCTTGATCCCACTGATCCTCAAGACGCTGCGACTAAGCACTTCATCGACCTCATCTTCCCTGCGACTCTGCCGGGGGACATGGTCGTCACGTCTGCTACTGGTGGGCGAACTGTCAGCACCCAGCCCGGAGAGTTCCATGTCAGCGGGCAGAACATCGGGGCGCCCGCAGGTGTGAGGGTGACGGGTCTGACTACCGGCCACACGATCCGGGTCAGTTGGGAGCAATACACCTACTACTGGTTCTCTGAGGCGTACGTCAACACCTTCCGGGCTGGAAGCAATGTGCCAGTTCACGACGGCTGGCCCACCCGCATTCGACATGACACGTCCTCGTGGGGAGCCTATCAGCAGACCATCGAACTGACGGATGGGGCGACGGAGATCCAGTTGTACGGCTACGGGTCGTGGAACGACCCTGCCAGCATTGGCCTCAGGAACGTCGTCTACTTCGACACGAACGCCACTGCCCCCGTCAGGCTGCCCATCGGTAACCCCAAGGACGTGCTGCGTGTCGTGAGCGGCATGCCTGCATGGTCGCCTGCAACGGGCAAGATCGAGATCGGGCTGGACGGTCACGGCAACTCTCCCCAGCCCGGAGTGCGGGCTGACTTCTTGGTCCCGTACCCGATGAGGGTCACGGGTTGGACGGTGGTCGCGGATGCCGTTGGGTCCGCTCAGTTGGATCTCTGGAGGGCTGCGTATGCCGACTTCCCGCCTACCATCGAGGACTCTGTGACCGGAACGGACAAGCCTCGGCTGTCCTCGGAGATCAAGGCCCAGTCGTCCGCTCTGACGGGGTGGATCACGGACTGGGCTGCCGACGATCTGATCAGGATCAACCTCGACTCAGCCGACACTTTGACCAGAGCGACTGCTATCCTGTCGTTCAACAGGATCTGACCTTCTCAGGAGGATCTCAATGGCACTTCAGCCACGCCGTTCCAATGCAGCGGCCAACGCCGCCTGCAATGCGATGGCGGCGCTCGCCAACAACGGTTACCTGCGGATCTACGACGGCACCCAGCCAGCGACGGCTGACACTGCCCTCGGAGCGCAGGTGTTGCTGGCGGAACTCCGCTTCAGCGCCACTGCCTTCGGCAACGCCGTCGCTGGCGTGGCGACAGCCAACTCCATCACCGCCGACTCGGCAGCCAACGCCACGGGCACAGCCTCGTGGTTCCGGGTGCTCGGCTCGGACGGGACAAGCGTCGTCTACGACGGCAGTGTCGGCACCTCGTCTGCCGATCTCGTCCTCAACACGGTGTCGATCGTCATCAACGCCTCGGTGTCCGTGACGGCCCTCACCCTGACGGAGGTCAAGCAGTAATGGCCGGGGGCATCAGGGTCCAGCACGAGTCGGCGACCAACTGTCGGTTCACCGTCGTGGAGAACGACAGGCCATACCTGAAGCCCTACCTGTGCTCTCCCCCGGAGTTCGGCGGGTGCGGCATCGTCCACATGTTCAAGACCCATCACCTCAACCTTGATGACAACGGTGCAGTCATCGTCAACGACGTGCTGTACCAGAAGATCAAGCGCCTGTTGGTGCTCAACGGGTTCCGTGAGACCAACAAGGTCAAGAAGCCTCCGACGCAGGGCGTCGGCATGGGCAAGCAGACCCCCGGACTCGGGGCTTGGGGCAACATGCCCATCATGGTCGGGAAGGAGTAACACGACGTGGCAAACGGTCTGTACACGAAGTTCCTCAACGGGCAGTTGGGCGCTGGAGCCTACACGCCGATCGACTTCGCCACTCCGGGTGGCAACGGGTTCAAGTTGGCCCTCATCGATGACGCTGGCACGGACAGCGGCCCGGACCAGACGAACGATGACTACTGGGACGATCAGGACGGCAGCCTCGTCGGCGCCCTCTCGACCGCTCTCTCCTCGCTGACGGTCGGCACGGTTGGCATTGGCGTGTTCGACGCTGCCGATCTGGCCCCGGCGTTCACCGCCGTGACCGGAACGTCGGTGGAGTCGCTGGTGCTCCTTCGCGACACCGGCACCCCGACGACCTCGGAACTGGTCTGCTACTGGGGCGCAGGCACCACTGGTCTTCCCCTCACGCCCAACGGTGGTGATGTGAACGTCACCTTCAACGCCTCGGGCATCTTCAAGATCTAGCGCCGTCACGCGCCGGGGGGCTCCCCCCGGCGCTAGGACACCACCGCCGAAAGGCGCTCGTCATGGCCTTCGCCATCTTCTTTGAACCGGAGGATGTCAGCAAGATCGCAGGGAGTGCCAACGCAGCGACACTCCCGACTGCGCTCAAGAACGAGGCTCGGAAGTACTGGAACGCGGGGCTCAAGAACTGGGCTACCGCTCCTGTCGGCACGTTCCCCGGCGACGAGGCGTCCTGCCCGCTCTGCCGCATGGTCATCATCGATGGACCCGGCCTGACCCTCGCCGGGTTCATTGCCGTGTGCGAGGAGATCGGTGCGTTCTTCGGGGATGACGCCGGGTTCTACATCGTCACGCTCGCACGGGAAATGGCGCAGACGGGGCGTGACCCGTGGCCCATCCCGTGAGGCGCTGACCCGTGGCCCTTGGGTTCCTGACCGGGTTTGAGGCTGCTTCTGCTGAAGTTGACCTCATCACGCTGACCGGCACGGCTGCCTACTCTACGGCACAGGCCCGGACGGGGACACGCTCGATCCGCTGCAATCCGGGGTCAGGGGCGAGCGGATATGCCGGTGGCTTCTCTCTTGCGGGTGCCTACTTTCACTTTGGTCTATTCGTAGCATCCCTTCCGACCATCTCACGACAGATATATGGAGCAGTGGGGGACCGGCAAGCGCTATTCCTGAACTCGGGCGGCACTCTTTCCTATTACAGCAACGGCAGCCTTGTTGGTACGTCCTCTGTCGCCCTAGCGACTAGTCGGTGGTACTGGATTGGCGTTTGGGGGGCTCTTGGTGGTGGAACCGGGGTTCTACTTGAAGTAGATGGCACAGCGGAAATCACTGGGACTAGTTTCGATGGTACAGCCAACAAACATCTTGGATTGGCCGGAACCGAAGCCAGCGCCATTGATATCTACTTCGATGATGCCATCGGGGACGACACGGGCTTCCTAGACCCCTCCAAGGTCGCCCTGTTCCTTCCTGTGAGCGACGGCAGCCGATCGACCCTTTGGACAACCGGCACAGGCGGCACGACAAGCCTGTTTGAGTGCGTCAACAACACCCCTCCCGCTGGCCTCGGCACCGAAACGAACACCTCGCAGATCGAACACGCTGGCGGGTCCACCTTCGACAGCGATACCTTTGTCGCCTACTGCCAGACCTACGCAACGGCGGGGATAAACCCTTCGGTTGACACGATCCTTGGCGTCATGGCGCTGGCAGTGTGGGGCGAGGACAGCGGCACGGGCACGAAGTTGCTCAGGGTGGAGGGGTACTGGAAATCATCCTACGTGGCTCTCACCGGGTCCAACACAGACGTATCCAGCGGGCATGGCAGCGGGGCCACGGTGAACTACACGGGCACCTCCACCGACTACTGGAACGTGTACAACGTCGGCCCTCCGGGTGGCGGTAAGCCTTCTTTGGCCGGATCGGACACCCCGGAAATCTGGATTAGACGCCCCGAAACAGCCAGCCGCGTGGCGTCCGTCTGCTTCATGGGGATGTACATGGCGTGGACGCCCTACGTCGCGCCACCTGTCACGATGGTGTTCCCACCGAAGATTTATCGACAACTACTCGCTCACTAGGAGGTTAACATGGGTGCTGTTTACACGGTCGCAATGAAGGACCAGACGATCATTGCATCAGCCGATCTGGTCATCGTTCACACGGCTGCTGCTATCGGCACCCGTGCGTCCAACATCCGGCTCCTTCGGGCGTGGGTGTCTCAGGGTGCGACGGAGACGAGCGAGCAACTCGGTATCCAGATCGCTCTGCAGGCTTCGGCCTTCGGGACCTACTCGGCCACGACCCCGGCACCCCATGTCGCGGGCGGGGCGGCGAGCGGGATCGC